CGCCCCACAAAAGTGACCGGGGCGTTCTGGGACCAATGCATGGAGCGTGTCTTTGAGCAGTTCATCGACAAGTGCCAGTATCTGCTGACGATTGACTACGACACGTTCTTCACTAAGGAAGACCTCGAGCATTTGTTTTCGCTGGCGTTGGCGTTCCAGTGCGACGCCATCACCGGTTTGCAGACCAAGCGAGAGGACGGCCGCCCAATGCTGACGCTCAAGGGCACGCTCGGCAAAGTCACTGCCGGCGAGCATGCGACGCTGCCTATGTCGTGGTTCTCGGAGCCTGTGCAGGAGGTGGACTCAGCCCATTTCGGCTGCACCATCATCAGCACGGCAGCCCTAAAGCGAACGCCAAAGCCTTGGTTTCGCTCAGAGCCTGGCCCTGACAACTCTTGGAACGACGGGCGGCTCGATGCCGACATCTACGCTTGGAAGAACTTCACGGCGGCAGGGAATCGGCTCTACGTCAGTCCTCGCGTTGTCTTGGGGCATGGCGAGTACGTCGTGACGTGGCCGGGGCGGGACTTGAGTCGGCCGGTTTTCCAGTACGCCACGGAGTTCTGCAACACGATGAAAAAGCCCGAAACTGCATGGAGCGTGCCCCAGCCATGAAAATACGAATGGTGCAGAGTTACCGCGTCTACCGTCGTGGGCAGGTGCTGCCAGACGTGCCTGACGGCATGGCCAACGGTTGGATTAAGCGTGGCCTAGCCGACGAGGACAAGCAGACCGAGATCGAGACGGCAGCGGTCGAGCACGACGCCGAGACAGCAGACGCCACGCCGAGGAGACGAGGACGCCGTGCAGTACCGAAGCCTGACCAGAGCGACGCCGCCGGCGGTTGAGCCCGTAACGCTGGCTGAGGCCAAGGCCCATCTGCGGGTCGATACCAGCGACGACGACACCTACATCGGAACGCTCATCACTGCGGCCCGAGAGTGGTGCGAGCAGTACCTAGACCGCACGCTAGTCAACACGCAGTGGACGATGCGGCTTGATTCGTTTCCGTACGAGATAGAACTGCCCAGGCCGCCGATTGCGTCCAGCGGCACGACCACGGCTGTCTCGCTGACGTACACGCTAGGGAATGAATCTACGGCGACTCTGTCTGCGTCGTCGTATCGTGTTGACCGCAACGCTACTCCAGGCGTGGTGAGGCAGCTGCGGGCCGGGACGTGGCCGGCGAATCTTGACGACTACAACGCCATCAGCGTGACGTGGTGGGCGGGCTACGGCTCGAGCGGGTCTAGCGTCCCGGCGGCGATTCGGCACGCCATCCTGTTGCTGGTTGGTCACTGGTACGACGGTGCCAGGCAGGCGGCCGTCTCAAGTGGAGCGGTGCCGCAGGACGTGCCGTACGGCGTCAAGTCGTTGCTCGGCTCACAAAGTTGGGGGTCGTATCAATGAGCATTGAAGGCCGGATCACAGTCGATGCGTTGTTTCACGACAAGGACGGCACTGCGTCCTTAAAAGTGTTGTCGCTTGATAAAAGCACTGCGTACTCGACAGGAAAGGTGGCTGTTTACACAGGAGTCCTTGGAACAAACTCCGTCTCGATTAATCCAGCCAGTGGCGGGTATCGAGATGCCAGCGGCAGCGTTGTTTCTATAAGCAGCCTGTCGCGTTTTGCGTTCGTGGCTGGAAAGCGCTGCGTCATTGAAGTCGCGTCTGAAAACACTCTTCTTTGGGCTGAAGCAAATCAAGCGGTCGTGTCTAACACCGAGCAAGGCGTAGACCAACTCACAATCACTCCCAACGCCGCAGGTACTGCCACCTACACGCTAGTTCTCTACGGAACATGATTGACCCCGGCAAACTCCGCGAGCGGGTGACGTGGCAGCAGGCGGCCGAAACCCGCAATAGCCTGGGCGAGACTGTCGTTTCGTGGGGCACGTTTGCGACGGTGTCTGCCAGCGTCGAAGGCGTTAGTGCCCGTGAGGCGTTGGCTGCTGGCCAGCAGGACGTGACGATCACACATCGGGTGCGGATTCGATACCTCACCGGGCTTACCCAAGGGATGCGTGGCCTGTGGCGTGGCCGCGTGCTGCAGATCGTCAGCCTGCTTGAGTACGGCAACCGCACCGAGCACGTCGCCATCTGCGAGGAGGTGGCCTCGTGAGCGGCATAGAGATGCAAGTGGAGTTTCCAGAACTGCGAAAGCTGCAGCAGGCGTTCCGTGGATTTGCTCCGAGCCTTGCCCGCAAGCACATGGGAGCAGCCATCCGCAGATCGCTCAAGCCTGGCCTGACGGCGCTGCGTGGCAACGTCAAAAGAGGCCCGACTGGCAACCTGGCTCGTGCGATTACCAGCAAGGTAAAGACCTACCGCAGCGGGAACGCTGTTGGCTTGGTGGGGTTTGTGGCAGCCGGCAGCGGAAAAGCTGCGTCGGCTCGTGGTGGTTCTGTAAAGAAAGGCAAAGACCGGGCTTTTCATGCCGGGTTTTTGGAGTTCGGCACCAAGGAGCGGCTTATCAAAACGTCGTCCCGTCGCGGCGGCGCTTCGATTGCGTCGAGCTTTAGGACGCTAGGGCCGTTCAAAATCGCCCGTGTTGCGAAGCGTGGCAAGTTTGCAGGAGTCGTTCGTGTCAATACGTCTCCGAAGTATCCCAAGGCGTTCTTCAAGAAGGCACCTCGCGGCGAGGTGCTGAGCGTCCGTGAAATGCCCGTTGGCGGTAGCAAAGGGCAGCCGCCGGTCAAAACTGCTTACAAGACTTCGCTCCCGCAAATGCGTTCGCTTCTCACCGTGGAAATGACGAAGTCGTTAATCAACGCTCAGAAGGACTTGGCTGCGGACTTCCCTCCGCGTCGAGCAGGCTAATGATTTTCAAATCGCCCGAGTACGTGCTGTCGTCCGCCATCGTTCGCAGCCCAGAGGCGGCCCTGCTCATCGGGCAGCGGGTCTATCCGGTTCTGGCTCCAGCGTCTGCAACGCTGCCGTTCATAACCTGGCGGCGGGCCGGTATTCAGCGTGAGCAGACATTGGCTAGGCCGGCTGGAATGCCACGGGTGACGATTGAGTTTTCGGTCTACGGAACGACTTACGAAGAGGCTCGGACGGTGGCTGACGCCGTGCGGTCTGTTCTGGATGGATACGGCGGTTCTGCGAACAATACAGAGGTAAAGCAAACGTCGCTGGAAGACGAATCCGACGACTTTGTGACGCTGACCGGATCGGACCTGCCGCCGGTGTACCAAATCACGCAGCGATACGACTGCTGGTGGAGCGAGGAGTAACATGCCATACACGCCGCACGACAGCACGGGCACGAACTTTGTGTTTGCCGGCTCGACCTACACCGTCACCAGCATCACGTATTCAATCACTGACAATGCGGCGACCGACCAGATCGACGTTTCCCACCTTGGCCAGACGACCGGGGCCACGGTGCTCACGCTCGCCCGTCCGCTCAAGGGCTCCGCTGGCGACACCGGGAAGGAAGTGGCGATTGAGTACCTGGCCTCGAGCGGCACGCCAATCGCCCAAGGTCAAACCGGCTCGCTGGCCATTACTGGTGGCATTTCGCTGACGGTCAATGCCACCTGCAAGTCGTCCAGCATCACGCTGACGGTCAACGATGCGGTTCGTGGCTCCGCGTCCTTCCAGGTGCCGTAGTCGCACGGAGGCCTTTCCGTGGCGACCTACTCAAACGGCATCACGGTCACCTGGAACGCTGTAGCGTTTTCCGAGGTGACCGGCCTTTCGTGGACGTACGGCGGCGGCCCGAGCAAGGGACGCTCCATCGCTTGGACCGACGACGCCGGCTCCTGCACCGTGACATGCCTGGGGTCCGACAATACGTCGGTGTCCAACTACGGCGTTCGTGCTGACCTGCAGATTGCTGGCGGCGGCCAGACGTTGACAAACCCGGCAGTATGGGAGTCGCTGTCCGTTGAGTCAGAGCTCAACGGCGTCACTCGGTACACCGTCACACTCAAGCTGCTGGATGGATGACATGAGCCTCAAAGAGCAGATCAAGGCCGCAAGCGTTCGCAAGCCGCTGAAGGTGCACGTCAAGGAGTGGAACCTTGATGTCTACGTTCGCGTGCTCAGCGTCGGCGAGCGTGACGACTGGGAACTGGCGTGGATTGACATACGTCAAAAGGCTGTCGGCAAGTTCCAAAACTTTCGGGCTTTCTACCTTGTTCGCACCCTTTGCGACGAGCACGGCGTGCGGATCTGGAAAGACGATGAGATATCCGAAGTCGCTGGCCTTGACGGTGCCGTCATGGGCGAACTGTTCGACGTAGCACAAAAGCACAACAAACTCACGGAGGCGGACGTAGTCGAACTCGCCGGCGAGCTTTAGCGCACGACCGTCCAGACAGTTCCTGTTCATGCTGGCCAGCCATTTGAAGATGACGGTTGGCGAGCTCGAGGAGCGGATGGACTCCAGAGAGTTGTCGGAATGGCTGGCATGGGCTCGGTACTTCCAGCCGCTCGACAACCAATGGGCGCAGACAGGCGTGCTTGCCAGTGCCGTGCTGGCACCTCACGTCAGGCGTGGCCAAACGCCAAAGCCGCGAGACTTCATTCCGGTGGAACGGCCGCCGCAACACAAAACGCAAATGCTCGACGTACTGGCCCAAATGAAACTCGACCTAGACGGCAGATAGCATGAGCACGGCACTCGGACTGGCGATGCAGATCAGCGCCAACACGGCACAGCTGGCCCAGGCTGTGGCCGACGTAAATGCCAAGCTCGACTCCTTGGGCGAGGCTGGAAAGAAAGCGTCCGCAGACCTCGGAACTCTGAA